CCAGCACAGTCCAGCAAAGCAAAGGACTACCTTCATGATCGACGAGACCTTGCAGGAAATGCCCGAATGGAAGCCGGCGGTCGCCGCCTTCCTGGCGGCCAACTTCACCGAGGGATCGGTGATCGAGCACGCATGGTTCTATGAGGCTTTCGGGGTGCCGCAGCCCGACCAGGCCGAGAGCTACAAGGAGGGCGAGCGGCACAAGCTGCGTTTCGTGCGGCTGTTCGAGGCGTTCCGCGGCTATCTGCTGGAGGAGCATCTGCTGGCGCTGCGATCGGTCCCCGGGGTCGGGTACGATCTGGTGCCTGCCAAGGAACGCGCGCCGTGGGCGCTAAGCGAGGCCGAGAGCAGGGTCAGCCACGAACTGCGCAAGGCGAACCGGCGGATGGCGTTCACGCCGCTGCACGAGCTTACCGACGATGAGCGCCGCCGGCACACCGACGCGATGGTGCGGCTCGGGATGATGCGGGTCGCGATGAAGCCGAAGCGCCAGCTTCCCCGACCCGACGCCGCATGAACCTCGACGCCGAGCTCGCCCGCGACTTCGGCGGCCTGATCCACGACCCGGCCGGCTGGGTCCGCTACGCCTACCCGTGGGCCAAGCCGGCGACGATGCTCGAGGGTGAGCCCGGCCCGGAGCAGTGGCAGTCCGACGTCCTGGGCCACATCGGGCAGCAGCTTGCCGCCGGTGTCTCACCGGTGCGGGTCGCGGTGCGCTCCGGCCACGGCGTCGGCAAGTCGTCGCTGATGGGCATGGTGCGCGGCTGGGGCATGTCGACCATGACCGACACCCGCGGCATCGTCACCGCGAACACCGGGGCGCAGCTCGTCACCAAGACGCTGCCGGAGTTCTCCAAGTGGCACAACCTCGCGGTCAACTCGCACTGGTTCGACGGCTCGATGGCCTATCGGTACTCGCTCGACCTCGCGCACCGGGAGACGTGGCGCTTTGATGCCGTGACCTGGAGCGCGGAAAACCCCGCGGCCTTCGCCGGCCTGCACAATGCCGGGCGCCGGATCGTGCTCATGTTCGACGAGGCGTCGGAGATCCCGCCGATCATCTGGGAGACGGCCGAGGGCGCGCTCACCGACGCGAACACGGAGATCATCTGGCTGGCCTTCGGCAACCCGACGCAGACGAGCGGCCGGTTCGCGGAGTGCTTCGGCTCGCAGCGGCACTTGTGGCGGACATTCGAGATCGACGCGCGGAGCGTGCGGCGGACCAACAAGACGCTGATCGAGGAGTGGGCGCAGCACTATGGCGAGGATTCCGACTTCTTCCGGGTGCGCGTCAAGGGCCAGGCCCCTCGTTCTGGCTCTACGCAGTTCATTGGGCACGACATCGTTGAGGCGGCTACGGCCCGCGAGGTGGTGGCACAGCTTCACGACCCGCTCGTGTTCGGCGTCGACGTGGCCCGCTTCGGAGACGATGCCTCGGTCATCGTCCGTCGACGCGGCTATGACGCGCGCAATTGGGCCCCGCTGTCCTTCCGCGGGCTCGACCTCATGCAGCTCGCAGCGCGGGTTGCTCAGCAGGCGCAGGAGGACAAGCCGGACGCGATCTTCGTCGACGAGAGCGGCATGGGTGCCGGCGTGGTCGACCGTCTGCACCAGCTTGGCGTCCGCTGCGTCGGCGTCAACTTCGCCTCAGCCGCTGACGGGGGAGCGTTTCCCGTGGGAGGCGTCGAAGCCTATGCCAACAAGCGGGCCGAGATGTGGGGCGGGCTTCGGCAATGGCTCAAGCGTGGCGGTGGCGTCCCTGCTCTCCGCGAGCTTCGTGAAGATCTGACCGGCGTCCAGTACGGGTTCGACAAGGACGGTCGGATACAGCTGGAGCGCAAGGAGGACATGAAAAAGCGCGGCATGGCCTCGCCGGACTATGGCGACGCGCTGGCGCTCACCTTCGCCTATCCCGTGATGCGCTCGGCGCTGCTGGAGGAGAGCCGTCGGCGCTCGCGGGTGGATGACTACGATCCCCGTCTGGAGCTGATGCGCTAGCATTTCCGCGCCGGATCGTGGCCATGCTCCCGGCACTCCTGCCGAGGCGCGCATGGCACTCCTACGCAAATCCTCTCCCGAAGCCAGCAAGGCCGGCAAGGTCACAGGTGGCCTTGGAGCGGGCGGCGGATCGGCGCGCAGTCCGCAGGATCTGATCCGCTCGGCGCTCATGGCCTACGATGCCCGGCAACAGGCTCAGGCCGCGGCCGACCGCAATGCAGAGGCCGGCGGCAGCGCCTGGCGGCGGAACATCGACCGCGTGCGGTTGCAGAAGGCCGATCAGGCTTACCGCGACGCGCTGGGCGGCAAGGGCATGGCGGGCGAGACGAAGCCCAAGCCGAAGCCACAGCCGGCGCCCGCAGCGCCCACCACGCCCGTCGTCGCCGTCCCGCCACCCGGCCAGCCCGGCAACGTGCCCGTGCCGACCCTGCCCGTGAACGATGCGCCGGTGGCGGTCACCAACCCGGCGAGCCAGATCAGCCCCGAGGAGGAGGCGGCCCGGCTGCGGGCACGGCTGCTGCTCATGGGCAACGGCACGCGCGGTGGGCGCCTGGGGCTCAGCGGCGGCGGCTTCCTGGGCGTGCGCTCACTCGGGGCCATGTGATGGCAGCGACCACGCTGCGGCAGCGGCTTGACCGCCGGTTCGTCTCCCTCAAGAGCGAGCGCTCGGAATGGGAGCACGAATGGGATCTGATCAAGCGCTACGTCACCCCGCGCCGCGGCCGGCGCACCCCGACCGAGAAGACGGTCGGCCGCCACCTGCACCGGCACATCATCAACTCGACCGCGAGCAAGGCGGTCCGCGACCTTGCCTCCGGGCTATCGACGGCAGTGGTCAATCCGGCCACGCCCTGGTTCCGCTTGGCGCCCGAGGATAGCGACCTCGAGGAGTTCGGCGGCGTCCGGCAGTGGCTGGATGCGGTCGAGCGCCGCGTCGGCCAGATCCTGACGTCGGGCGGCTTCTACAGCGCGGTGACCACCGCGTTCTACGAGCTGGCGGCGTTCGGCACGGCGGTGCTCGCCGAGGAGTCCAGCTTCGAGACGGTCCGCCGCTGGCACACCTTCACGGCCGGCGAATACTACCTCGGCAACGGCGCCGACGGTCGGGCGACCACCTGCTATCGGGCCTGGGAGATGACCGTCGAGACGATGGTCGCCATGTTCGGCCTCGATCGCTGCTCTCGCCCTGTCCAGGAGGCGTGGCGCAACGACAACCTCGACCACAAGTTCGAGGTCCGGCACGCGGTCGAGCCGATGAGCGACCGCTTCTCGCGGCAGCCCGGCATGCAGCGATGGAAATATGCCAGCGTCTACTGGCAGCCCGGGAACGAGGAGCCCGACAAGTTCCTCCGGCTGGGCGGCAACAGCTATTGCCCTGTGCATGCGGTGCGGTGGGCGCACGTCCCGCCGGACCCCTACGGCGACGGACCGCTGGCGCATGCCCTGGGCGATGTGATGGGCCTCCAGTCGGTCGAGCGCGACATGACCGTCGGCGCCCGGCACAAGATGAACCCGGCGATCCAGGGGCCTGCGTCGGCCGGCGCTGCCGGCGTGATCGACCCGACGCGGATCGAGCCCGGGCAGTTCTATCCGGCGCGGGGCGCGGACAGCTACGGGCCGATCATCGACCCCAACTCCTTCCGGCTCGATGACGGCATCGCCTACATGCAGATGCTGGAGACGCGCATCCAGCGGATGATGTTCGTCGACCTGTTCCTGATGTTCGCGGAGAACCAGCGTGCGCAGCCGATCACGGCGACCGAGGTGATGGAGCGGGCGCGAGAGAAGCAGCTGATCGGCCCGGTGCTGCACAACATCAACAACGAGCTGCTGCAGCCGGTGATCAGCAGCGTGGTCAGCACGATCTTCGAGGAGAGCGTCGACTTTTGGGCGCGCGGCGAGGCCGGCATGGTCCCGCCGCCGCCGGAGGAGATCCAGGACGCCGACCTCAAGCTCGAGTTCATCGGCGAGCTGCAGCAGGCGCTGCGCCTGTCGAAGGCCGAGCCGGTCTATCGCGTGATGGGCCTCGCTGCGGAGTTCTCCGCGATCGACCCGACGCTGCCGATGAAGATCGACTTCCAGCAGGGCATCGACGTTGCCGCCCGTGCCTGGGGCGTGCCCGCGGGCGTGGTCCGCGACGACGAGACGGTGGCGGCGATGATGCAGGAGCAGGCGCAGCAGCAGGCGGCGGCGCAGGCGCAGCAGCAGCAGCTCGCGGACGCCGAGACGGTGGCGAAGCTGGGCAAGGTGAGCACGGAGCCCGGGACGCTGGTGGGTGACGCTGCGGCGATGGCGGGGGCGGCATGAGCGAGGAAGTCGAACGCCGGATAGCTGCGATCGAGGAGAGGCTGGCCAAGCTGGAGGAGAAGGTTTTCCAGCCCCAGGCGAGCGCTGAGATGATCGAGGCCATGCTGGATGCCATGCGCCGCCCGATCTGGCCGACCGTGCTCAAGGAGCCCGAGTGATGGCGATCGACAATCAGTCGGCGGCGATCCCGTGGCTCGGCACCACCACGTACCCGAACGACACGATCGGCAAGCGGCTGCAGGATCTGGCGGCCGAGGTGTCCAGCGCCACGATCCCCGATGGGTCGGTGACGACGGCCAAGCTGGCATCCAATGCCGTGACCGGCCCGAACATCTCCAGCGGTGCTGTGACCTCGGCGAAGCTGGGGAACAATGCGGTCCAGTTCGCCAAGTTCCAGGCGGTCGCGGCCTACAAGCTGATCGGGAACAACACCAACGCCTCGGCCAACATCGCGGAGATCACCAGCACGGCCTTCATCCTGGGAACGCTGCTGGCCTGCGCGGATGCGGCGGCGGTGCGGACGGCCATCGGGCTCGTGCTCGGGACCGACGTCCAGGCGTACGATGCGGACCTTGCCGCGATCGCTGCGCTCACCTCGGCGGCCGACAAGCTGCCCTACGCCACCGGCGCCGGGACGTGGGCGCTGGCGGACCTGCCTGCCGTCGGCCGGGCGCTGATCGCCACGGCGCAGACCAAGGATCTGATCCTCTCCACGGCCTCGGTGACCGGCGCCACCCAGACGATGGACTCCACCCATTGGGGCCGCCTGGTCAGGTTCGACCGGACCACCGGCATCACGGCGACGCTGCCGGCCAATGCGCCCGTCGACACGCAATTCGACTGGCTCCAGACGAACACCGGGCAGGTGACCTTCGCGGCCGGCTCGGGCGGCACGCTCGTCAACCGGCAGGGCCACACCAAGTCGTTCGACCGCTGGGCCGGCGGCTCGGCCATCGTCAATGCCAACTCCGGCGGCTCGGCGGCGCAATGGGTGCTGCTGGGCGACACGACGACGTAGATGCCGCTGACCTTCGCCGGTGGCCTGGGCGCGGTATCGCCGCCGCGCACGCAGCGGTTCACGCCACAGGTCGTCACCTTCACCCGCATCCAGATCAGCCACGCGGCGGCCTATGCGAACTTCACCGTCGGGGCCAACAGCCCGACCGGGCACCTCGTGGTCATGTTCGTCTCGCGGTACCAGGGCAGCATCGCGCCGACCGGGACGTTCTCGAGCGTGACCTGGGGCGGCGACGCGCTCACGCAGGTGCTGAACCCGGTCAAGACGGGCAGCCAGTTCGGTGGCACCGGCGTCGGCTATGCCGGCTACATCCGGGGCGGGCTGACGGGCCTGCGCAACCTCGTGGTGACGCCGGACGCGACCGAGCTGTTCGACGCCATCGGCTGGATCGTCTCGCTCGACCGGCTGCACGAGTCCGACCCGATCGGCGCGAGCCAAGGCACGACGGTCAAGGTGCTCCAGTCGGCCTACGACCTGACCCTCAACTGCGAGAACAGCCAATCCCTGCTGCTGGGCGGCGTGGCGGCGCTGAACGACGACGCGCACCCGCTGAGCATCTCCGCCGGCTGGACGCTGGTCGACGGCGAGAAGACCGGCAACGCGGGCGGTGGCGACATCGCGGGCGTGCTCGGGCGCCGGGTCGCGGGCGCCACCGGCAATGTCAGCATGACGGCCACGGCCAATGCCGGCTTCTCGACCGACGACTGGTGCCGCTTGGCGCTCGAAATCCTGCCCGCGTGAGGATGAGATGCAGAACCCCATCGCCCTTCTGACCCCGACGATCACCGCGAGCGCCTCGCCGGACTACTCCACCGGCGACAACCTGGGCGGGCTGCTCACCCTCAACGGCGCGGTGCCGCCCGG